CAGCTTGCGTATAAGTTTTTTCCGCTGGCTGGTCTGTCTGCTCTGTCGATACTTCCGGCGTATTAACTTCGGGTTCAGGGGCAGCCGTTGCTTCCTGTTCCGGCGCGGGTACTACCGCTAAAGTTTCGTTATCCATTTTGAATCCTAAGATTCCCTGATGTGCCGCATCAGTACGGTTTTGTGAAATATATCACTTAAAACGTAATTGATCCACTAGCAGTGAATTTATAAACCCTAAACCCACCAGCCACAGTAATTGTGGGTGAACCTGTTGTGCTTGTTGCGGCTATGAATGTGTCTGGATAGCGAAGGATAACGATACCGCTACCGCCAGCACCTGAAGTCACATACCCAGAACTATATCCAGAACCACCACCCCCACCGCCTGTATTGGCGGTTGCACCAGTCGGAGTAGTTGAACTATTAGTTCCAGACGCACCCCCACCAACACCACCAACACCAGCAGTGCTACCTTGATAACTTCCCCCTCCGCCGCCAGCATAAGCAGTTACAGTCCCAGAGATTGAAGATGCAATTCCTGCGCCACCATTACCGCCATTTGATCCACCAGCATTTAAGCCAATAGTTCCTGCTCCTCCACCTCCGCCTCCGCCTCCGCCTCCAGCAAGTCCTTGACCACCAGCACTACCTTGACCAGATGTTCCAGAAGCTCCAGCAGAACTAGAAGTATTTTGCCCACCGCCACCCGAACCGCCAGATACGCCAACGTATAAACCAGTACTATCATTGCCTCCAGCACCGCCTCCTGTGGCAACAATATTTCCAGTTGTAGCGCCAGAAGATGTAGCAAGCAAAACGGAGTTTCCACCATTGGATGCATATACAGTTCTTGTTGTAGAGCCAGCACCACCAGCACCAACAGTAATCCACAATTGAGTGTTAGCAGTTACACCAGAAAACCCTGCAAGCAAACCGCCAGCACCGCCACCACCACCTAAAACGCCACCGCCCGCACCACCAGCAACAATCAGATACTCCACATTCTGCGGAGGCAGTCCTGTCCAGTTGTTGTCCTTAATGGCTTGGCTTGCCTGAGACAGCGTAAATATGCCGCTATATTGAGCCACGTTAGACTCCTTGAGTTACTTCAACCCATGACAATGTTGGCTCATCCCATTTGTACATCTTGCCGTCAGTCGGCATAGGTGTAGGGGCTTCCCAAAGGTATGTATCAGAATTCTTTGTCCATGATGCAAATGGTTGTGGAGGGGCAAAGCCTGTGCCATCCCATGTGTAACCAATGCCAGCATAGTTCTTGTTAAGTGGGCGACCTTCTGGGTGTTGGTTGCCATGAGTGTTGTAGCTCGTTTGAACCCACTCAGATGGGTTGCCCCAATGACCTAAAGCCAAAGTCTCAGCGTCAATGACAATAACTTGGTCAACGATGCCGTTTGTGATGTGTGCGTAATGGCTCAAAATATTCTCCTTAGAAAGTGATTGTCCCAGAGGACGTAAATGTGTAAATTTGATAATTGTCTGCGTAGTTAATTTGGGGTGAGCCAGTTGTTGCAGTTGGTGCTGATTGTGATGCGGGGTAACGAATAATGACGATGCCAGAGCCGCCAGCACCAGCAAATGAATATGTGCCAGTTTGTGCAGAACCCGCACCTCCACCAGAGCCAGTATTTGCTACCGCTGAAGTTGCAACAAGACTGCTATATCCACCATTGCCACCGCCAGCAGAACCTAATCCATATAGCGGGTCACTACTATTAGCACCACCGCCTCCACCACCAGCATAAAACACTCTTTGGCCTGTGATTGTTGAGCAAGTTCCAGTTCCACCATTGCCTATGCCTATTGAGCCTGTACTTATACCAACAGAGCCAGAGCCACCACCGCCGCCACCTGAATAAGTAGCTGAAGATGAGCCTGTACCACCAGCAAAACCTTGCCCTGAAACACCTGTTCCACCAGCTTGTGAATAAATTGGGCCACCACCACCAGAGCCGCCATTTGCACCAGCAGCCCCTGCGTCATAACTTGAGCCACCTCCACCGCCTGTTGCGGTGATAGAACTAAACACAGAGTTTTGCCCATTTGAACCTTTTGCATTTGATGCAGTAGTACCCGCACCTCCAGCACCAACAGTCACAGTTAAAGCAGAGCCAGTAGCAACAGAAAAAGAAGCGGCTTGAAGCAGACCGCCAGCACCACCGCCACCGCCCCAATAAGTGCCACCCCCACCACCACCAGCGACCACTAAATATTCAACAGTCGTAGGCGCACCAGATAAAGGGTTGAATGTTGCGCTGAGATAACCACCTAAGAGACTAGACATTTTGTTCCTTAGAAAGTGATTGAGCCTGAAGCCGTGAATGTGTAAATTGTGTAGCCGTTAGCAGTTGTCTTTGTGCCATTTGAAACGCTTGCAGCATCAGCAAATGTGCTTGGGTAGCGGATGATGACAATGCCAGAGCCGCCTGTGCCGCCATTAGCACCCCAACCACCGCCTCCACCACCGCCAGTATTAGTGCCTCCAGCACCTCCTGTAGCGCCATAACTAGATGAGGGGTTACCACCACCACCAACACCACCAGATGAAAGTGGAGGATAACTAGATGCTTGTGTTGTTCCCGCACCACCACCAGCGTATGTTGTGACTGTCCCTGAAATTGCAGAAGCAATACCTGCCCCGCCATTACCACCAAATGTAGTGCCTGAATTTAATCCAATCGTTCCAGCGCCACCGCCACCGCCACCCGCATTGTCTTTATCACCTTGGCCACCTTTATTGCCTTGACCACTAACGGCTTGACCACCAGTTCCACCTTTAACTGTGTAATCTCTGCCACCGCCACCGCCAGAACCACCATTAGAACCATTTACAACAGTACTGGATAAAACATTGTATCCACCGCCACCACCACCGCCTGTTGTAGAAATGCTACCAAATACAGAATCTACGCCATTTGAACCTGGGTTAAGTGTTGCAGTTCCACCCGCACCGCCTCCACCAACAGTTGCAGTAATAGACGAACCAGTAGCAACAGGCAATATGCCAGTTAGTAGACCGCCAGCACCGCCACCACCACCATTACCACCACCGCCACCACCACCAGCAACAACTAAATATTCAACATAGTTAGTTTTCTGAGTACCACTCCATGCCTTTTGTGCAAGGGCTTGGACTTGTTGTTTAAGAGTAAATAAACCAGTTGGCATGAATCACCTCAAAAAGTAATCGTGCCAGAAGCAACGAATCTGTACACACGCCATGGGCCTGTGACATAAGTTTCTGGTGAGCCTGTTGTTGATGTAGCAGGGGCTAAGTAAGATGGGTATCGTAGGATAACGATGCCAGAACCACCCGCTGCCGCACCGACACCTTGAGTAGAACCGCCTCCACCACCGCCTGTGTTGGCAAGCCCCGTAGTAGCGGGAGGGTTTACTGCGCCAGCGCCAGATTTAATTCCTCCATTACCACCACCAGCCGCACCTAATGATAAAGGCCCACCTACGCCATCAACTCCTCCAGCGCCACCGCCAGCATATTGAATTGGGCTTCCAGAAATAGATGAAACAATACCAGTACCGCCATTCCCCGCAAAATTACCAGTAGCAGTTCCTCCAACAGAACCAGCACCGCCACCTCCACCTCCGGGATAATTTGGTGCGGCACTTACACCTGCCCCACCAGCAAAACCCTGACCTGATGTGCCTGCACCTCCAGATTGGGCGTATCCACCACCACCACCAGAGCCACCTGCGCCTGCCGTACCCGCACCATACGAACTTCCACCACCGCCTGTAGCAGTTATGGTTGTGCCACCAACAATAGTAGAGTTAGACCCATTTGCGCCAACGGAATTGATACCACCAGCCGCACCACCAGCACCTACAGTTACAGTAATGCTTGAACCAATAGTAACTGCATAGCCAGTAGCAGTTAAAAGACCACCAGCACCGCCACCACCAGCGCCGCTATAGCCTGAAGTACCTTGCCCAGCGCCACCCCCGCCAGCCACGACAAGGTATTCCACAGTCTTGACAGGGAAGTTAATGCCGTTAAGACCGGCTGAAACAATACCGCCTACATATCGGAGTCCCATAAGACCTCCAATTAAGAAATGGTTTCGTAGCTTACCGTGTAAGTCAACTTGCTTGCAGTGCTGCTGGTCGCCCACAATGTGCTGGCTTCACCAGACACTGAGGTGTCAAGCAGATAAAACATGGTTGTCTTATCAGAGATGATCAGCGAAGCATCAGGCGGCACAGAGATCGTCGAGGCCAAAGCACGGTATGTTGTGCCGTCAGCCAAACGCAACTCAACCGTTGCGTCATACGCTGTTGTGCCGTCGATGTTAGCCACCATGATCTGATTGATCTTTTGTGCTGCGCCCGTTGCTGGGGCTGTCACCAACGCATTACGCGCTGTATCAGCAGGCGTGATGGAAACAGTGTGGGGCACTGCTGATGTGCTAGCAAGAATATTTGGTGCTGCCATGATTGATCCTTAGAAACCAAAAACAAGAGAAATTGCTGTCGTTTGCGCTCTGCTTAGACCGCCAGACGCCGCTTGGAAAGTTGGTGCAGATGTGCCGTTACTTGTCAACACATAGCCTGCTGTGCCTGCCGCAGTTGTGGCCATCGCGCCTGTTGTAGACGCAAACACAATGCCGTACTGAGTCAAGGCACTGGACTGGCCAGTACCGCCAGAAGTTACTGGAATAGCAGTTGTTGCCGTCAGGGTTGTAAATGCACCGCTTGAAGGTGTTGTAGCACCAATAGTAGTTGCGTCAATCGTGCCGCCATTGATGTCAGCAGTATCGGCAATTAAACTATCAATGTTGCCTGTCCCTGTCAAATACAAATTACGCCACTCATGTCCTGTTCTACCAAGGTCATAAGCGTTATCTGTTGCAGGGTCAAAATCAGAATTTACACGCCCAACAAAATTGATTGTGTCGGTATTGCTGCTACCAAAAGTTGAATTGTCGTTAACAGTTAACGAAGTAAATACAGCAGTAGTTGGTGTTGTTGCACCAATCGTAGCGTTGTTAATTGTGCCGCCTGTGATGGCAGGTGTTGTCAGCGCTGCACTTGTGGCCAAAGCCACTACCGTGCCTGTGCCAGTGGTTGTGTAAGACGTGTCCCAAGCCGTGCCAGTTGAGTTGGCAATGCCAGCGCCAGGATAAACTTGCGCTGCACCAGTTGAGTTAATGGTTTGGTTTGGCCATGTACCAGTAATAGTAACGTTTGTGCCCTGCACCAAACTAGGTGTTGACGTGCCTGTACCGCCGTTGGCCACAGCCAAAGTGCCTGCCAAAGTGATTGTGCCAGCAGCTGTGATGGGGCCGCCGGATGTGGTCAGGCCCGTTGTGCCACCAGACACTTGTACAGAAGTTACTGTGCCAGTACCGCCTGCGGAAATGTATTCCACATCAGTTGCGCCAGTGTTAACCGCCAAAACTTTGCCGGCATTGCCTGCGTAGGACGGCAAGATGTTGCCACGCGCTTGGGATGCAGAAGCTGCGCCAGTGCCACCATAGGACAGGCCAATTTCAGTGCCTTTCCAGACACCAACAGTCACCTCACCAGAGTCGTTAATGACAACGCCGGAATTTTGGATGATCTTGCCAGTTGTGCTGTCAAAACGGGCAACAGCGTTGTCAGTGCTAGAGCCGGGGCCTGACACATCACCCCCACCACTGCCGCCTGATGCGTTAATGGTCTGATTTGGCCAAGTGCCTGTAATGGTGACATTTGTGCCTTGAACTAAACTAGGGCTTGCTGTGCCTGTACCACCGTTTAAGACTGGCAAAAGGCCAGTCACGCCAGTAGTGAGTGGCAGGCCGGTCAAATTTGCCGCACTACCATTTGTGGCCAGTTTGTTGTTGAAAGTATTCCAGTCAGTTGAGGTTAAGTAACCATTGACAGACGTTGTGGCCGCAGCCATGCTAATCACGGGGGCTGTGCCGCCGCTAGACACCACAGGTGCAGTGGCTGTTACGTCAGTTACGCTACCAGATGATGTGGCATTGATTGTTTGGTTAGGCCACGTGCCACTTACTGTGACGTTTGTGCCTGCAACAATGCTAGGGGTGGTTGTGCCCGTGCCGCCGTGGTTAACTGCTAACGTGCCTGTGGCTTGATCGACAGGAACATTGGTCGCATTTGTTAAGTCAACTGCGCTTGGAATACCAAGATTGGCTTGTGTAAACAAGCCGCTGACAGTGACCTTTTTGGTCGTGGTGCCCTGAACAAGAGGAATTTGCTCAGTGCCTCCCAGCGGTGTGGTGGCTGCTGGCAGTTGGGAAATTTTTACGTCTGCCATGCTGGCCCCTTATTCGTAAGAGATGGTCGCGCTGGCAGTGCCAGTGATCACAATATACAAGCCCTTGTTGAAGTACAAGCCTTGAAAGAAGTTGTGCATTGTGTTGCCAGTGGGCGTAAAGGTTGCCAAGATCACAGGATCAGACGCGCTAGACGAAAACGAGTCATAGACCGTAATGGTAGGCGTGCTAGATGCACTGCTCACAAAAATACCGTTGAGTTTGCCGGCTTCGCGCTTGATTTGGGCGGTGGCCGTGATAGCGGTGTAATTAGACATGGTAGTTCCTTATGCCAAGAATTTTAACTTGTAGAGAGTCCGAAGATGAATTTCAACAATATTATCAATCAACTGTTGCAATGCTGAATCTTCTTTTTTGCAAATTTCATATCTGCCAGCCTCAATTTGCTTGAGTGAATCTTCCAAAAACTCAATGACGTTTTTAGTGGATTTTGCTGAGTGTAGCGTGATTGGGCCAATCAAGCCATACCGGCCTTGATAGGCTTCGGCAAAATCATCAGCCGCGCCAACAATGCGGTCATAAAAGATGTTGAGCGCTACATGCTTGGAGTAGCTACGGGTGTTTAAATGCACACTGTGCGTGACGTCGCGGGCCAGAAACAGTTGGCCTACAAAATCTGCTGCTGTTTTCATTGTGGCATCCCCATTTGCTGTTCAGGCATCATTTCTTCAGGCATCTCAGGCATCTGGTTCATCAGACCTTGCGACTCCATGGCCGCAGCCACCACGCCCATGGCAATGTCTTGGATCTGCTCCTCAGTCATGCCGGCCTGCACTGCTGAAATACGCTGAGTCTCGGCGCTGTAAGCCTTAATTTCAGCTTCAAACGTCTTAATGTCCAAGTCACGGGCTTCCATAGACTGCTGAACATTCTGAAGCATCTGGTGCATCTGCTCCATCTCTTGACCCATGGCTTGCATCTGCATCTCAGCAGCCTGCAACTCGGGCGACTTGTCGCCGTCTTCCATGAGTTTAGGATCAATTGTTTTGGCAAAACGCTTGGACATTTCTTGAGCGCCGGGCCAATCCATGTTCTTGACAAACAAGTCGCCGGCCACTTGCCACAGTTGGGGATTACCTTGGAGCAGTTGAGCCATGGCTTCCAGCGCTTCTTGGCGCTTGGTTGCGTAGCCGGGGCCAGTTGTAGCCACCACGTCGTACTTGCCAACGCCGGGGTTGTAAATCTTCTCAATGACAACACCCTGCTCGTCGACAATCTTTTTGACTGGTTCCTGTTGCTCAGGGTTAATCTTGACCATCTTCGTTTCGCCGTCTTCACCGATGATGCGAGCAATGCGCTGGGTGTCGTAAATCTTAGGGATCAAGTCCACCAGTTGGCGGGCAACGTGACGAACTGCACGGGTTAGGTTGTCGCCATAGTGGTACGTACCAACATCACCTTCGCGCTGGCGTGCCAGAATGGCTTTTCCGCTGCGTTCGTTAGAACCCATGCCTAAACTAGCGTTGTACTGACCAGTTGTGGACTTAATGTCCTCAGACGCGCCAGCTTTGGCCTGTAATAGCCCGCTGGAGGCCATTGGTGGCTGCGCACGCTGGGGTAGTGGCAAGACTGCACCTTGGCCGTCTGTAACGTCTGGATTGACCTCAAGGTACGGCCAATTATTTGTGTTAGCCGTCTTCCACTTGTCTTCGTAGCCTTCAAACTGGCCGCCGTAGCCAATGAACGGTGCTTTAGGCGCCAAGGCAAGCATTTCTGCCTCTTGTGACACCCAATAGTTGTACATGCGCTGGGCGTCTTTGGCGTTTCTGACAAGGCCAGAGACATAAAGGCGGCCATCGACTTCAAACTCATTGCCGACCACGCGAATAACGGGGATCCATTTGCCGGCCCAATCGTTTTGCTCCAAGATTTCGTAACCGTTGATCTTGCAATACTTGACCTTGGGGTTGACCGACTCGCGTGTGCGCTTGGGTTCGCCGTAAAACGCCCTTAATTGTTTGTCTTCAGGGGTGTTTTGAAACGCCGTCTGCCCGCCTGGGTACATGTTCAACTTGGCTTTTTCGTAGTCAATGTAGTAGTAACTGGCAATGCGAACAGTGTCTTCATTGAGCCAGTTGCTGATTGACTGGTCACCTACACCTAAAGACTGGAGCGTTGAGATAGGCGCAGCGTCTGGGTATTGGCGCTCATACTCTGCCTTGGTCAAATCTTCAGTGATAAAGCAATATTTGGCGTCTGCACCCGTTGGGTCTTGGATCAAAGGATCCATGTAGACCGAAAATGAGTTGCGGATGCGGCCAATCTTGATGTCTTGGTCAAAACTGTTGGGTTCGCAGTATTCGGTCATCAGCGTGATGTAACCTTCGCCGTAGGCGACTTGGTTTTCACATGCTGTGTCATACGCTACGTCTGCATCTGAGATGTATTCAATGTGGCGAATCATGCCATTGAAAATCTCAGCCACTTGCACGTCGGCGTCGTCGTCCACGGGGATGACCTTGGCCCCTGGTCTATTCTGGCGCATGTCATTTGTCACTTGACGAACATGTTGCGGCAGTTTGTTGATCGTCAGTGTCGGGCGGGCGTTAATCGTTTGGCCCTGCACCGCACCACGGGTGGCCAACACGTCAGCAGGCCACTGCCAATGGTTGTCAGGTGAGCCTGCGTAGAAGCGCAGGTCGTCAATTTCGTCTTCGCGGCTCTCGGCCAGCGCCGACACGGCCATGTCTAACCTAGCGCGCGCTACGGTCAGTATGTCAGAGTCACTTTTTGGGGGTTTGCCGCCAGCCGCTACGTTAGCGGCTGCGACCATGCCTGTTGGATCTGCCATGTTACTTCTTCTTCGCTGTTTTAGCGGATTCTTTGAACGCCTTGGCAGTCGGCGCGCCCTTGTCGCCGGGCTGGCGCATCTTTTCTTTGGAGCCGGCGGCTATCCGAGCCTGTTTGGCGTGAATATTGGCATAAAGTCCGGGCTTTTTCATTTACGATCCCATCCAAGAAGTTGCAACCACGCTTCTGTCTGAATACATGCGGCGCTGCGTGGGTTCACGCGCCTCACGGTGAGCCACGGGGTAGGCAAACGTCACACAAATCGCGTCTGCCGCGTCAGGAGAAGCCAAACCCCGTGCTTTCATGTCTTTTTTCGACTCTAAGAAGATTGTACCCTTAGAGTCGGGTTTCATCATAGGCGAAATTAGATCAGTTTTGAGAAATCTGTCAAGCGGAATCGACGCCCCTTTAAGCCAATCTTTCATTGCGCCCCACATTTCAGCCCTTTTATTACCGTACATGATGGGGTTCTTAGACTTAGTGCCAAAGTTGATGCCCTTGACCTTGTAGCGCTGCTCTTTCAAGCGGTCGACAATACCAGCACCTAGCCCACCTTCGTCAATCACGACCAGCGTGGGTTTGTATTCCTCTATCACGTCGATCACATGGCCCACGACAGTCATGGTGTCGTCGCCCCGATGGCGCCGGATGCTAACAATGTCCCGTCCTTGCCTGACCGCGATGACTGTCGCATCCGCGCCAAACCGTGCGGGGTCTACGCCAATCACTATCGGTGCGCTGGCGTCTTTGTATGCTGGCCGTTTCATTGCATCGTCCACCAGCAAAGCCGATATGAACTGATCGTCGCCCTCGGACGGAAACTGACCATAGACCTCAACGTGCGCTTGGGCTGAGTCGGGGCCGTACTCGTCAATGATCTGCTGGTACACCTGCTTGTCTGTGCCCTCGACCGTCCTTGCGTCCACCACCTTGGTCGACCAGAACTCGCGTTTGCTATTGAAACACTCGTAAAAGTACCCCGTATTGCGCCGTGGGTTGCTGAACGCCATCCAGAACCTGTTGGGTGTGTTTTCTGTGAAGAATCCAGAAGTAACCGCCCAGATGCTGTCGTCAATACCAGACGCCTCGTCAAACACGACCAGTACACCGTCAAAGTTGTGTACGCCAGCGTACGCATCGGGATTCTCCGCTGACCACAGCCGCCCCTCAACGCCCCAGTAACGCGTGCCCTTCTTGAGATCACGCTCGACTAATTCGGTGAGCCACTTAGCCGGCATCAGTCTGGTGGCCGACACCTCAAACCAGTGGCTGTTAAGCGCCATCGCTAGCCACTTGGTTATCTCGGCCCAAGTGACTGAGCGCAGTTGTGACTCACTGTTGGCTGAGATGATGGTCGTCGACCCTATCCGCGTGGACAACATCCAAATGGTGATCCAACTGACCAAGGCCGACTTACCAATACCACGGCCAGATGAGACAGCGCTTCTGAGGGTGTCAAAGTCTAGCTTTCCTTGGTTGTTCTTTATGTGTACTGCAATATCTTGGAGGATCTCGCGCTGCCATTTGCGTGGGCCTGAGAAGTGTTCCAGCGGCGTGCCAGCCTGACCCCAAGGAAACGCAAACATCACAAACGCCAGTGGGTTGTCCTTAATGGCTGGCGCCCATAGGCGTGCCATCAGTTCCTGTTCGTCTTCAGCGCTGTATATGGTCGATTGCATGGACGGGTGTTTCTATGATGTTGGCGTCTTCGACTGTGATGGCCCGCTTAGTTGCCTCGGCCAGCGCACCTGTAATTGAGATGCGCTGATCGACTTCGACAGATATGGCCTGCTTGGCCACCCAGCCGTGCTGGTGTTTGAGGATCTCAAGCGCCATCTTAGCGTCGCCGTCTAGGGCTGCGTTGCGCAGAACATTGGACATTTCTATCTCAGCGTCTGCTTTGCCTTTTTGCGCAGCCATCTCGACCACGGGGTCAAGTTGCGTGAGTTGTCGGTATTCTGTGGGGAGCATGCCGGCGGCCAAAGCGAGTGAGTCGCCTTTGAGGCCTAGCTTGGCAGCGTCATACACCGCTTTTAAGCGCGACTCTGTCGCTTGCACCTTGCGCGGTGTGAATGGAATTGAATAGAACATAGCGTCTCCATGCTGGTTGCACGTGGCTCGAATTGTAAACATAAAGCTGGTGGCTTGCAAAATAAAAAAATTGTTCGTAAACGGTACGTTTTTGTTGGCCCTATGCTGCCGGCCCTACCCCACCCCTTCTGGCTGTAGGGTCTTTTCATAGTGCGGCCGGCCGGCGGCCATTGGGTCATTTGGGTCATTTGGGTCACGGTTTTAAATTGCAAGCTGGCGCCGGTGGCCATTGTCATTGGGTCATTTGGGTCATTTGTTTTTTGTTGACCCAAATGACCCAAAAAGCGCGAAGCTGGCGCCAGGGGAATTCCCCGGCTTTGGGTCATTTGGGTCATTTTGTCACGCTGCAAAAATCGGCGCGGGTAGAGTTGTCTACATGGCGTTACACTGTCTATATATACAGTATATAAATTATTGATGTTATCTATAAACAATGACCCAAATGACCCAAAGCATAATGTTTCCCAGTATTGGCGCGCGCTGGCGCTTGGGTCATTGCAGCGCAAATACATAACCTAAGCGCGACCCAAATGACCCAAGATTATGCAAGTTTTGCATAAATGTAAAATAGTTGTTGACAGTGTAAATAATTCCCTTACAATGGCTACACTGGCAAACGAAAAGCCGGTAAACACTCAACTAACCTAAAGGCAAAACAAAATGACCAAATCTGAAATTCGCGAATTGCAAATCATTACAAAATACCGCGCAGCTGGCTTAGGCCCTGACTATGTTGCGCGCGCTATATCTGCGCTCATTCGCTGCGCTCGCAGCCAAAAAAGCGCCGAAGCGCTGCGCGCTCATGCCCTGGCATTCGGCGTCACAAATCACCCTGAATTTATCGCTTAACTAAACCGGCCGGCGCAAAGCCGGCCAATAACATAAAGGCAAAACAACATGAAAAAAGCATTATTTTTAGATATCCTGGCGGCCGTCGTTATCGCGGCCGCGCTCACTGTCGGCGCCCTGGCTTATTTTGACGTATTGGTGAAATAACATGCAAGTACACTTAACACTCAAAAGCGCGAATGTCAAAACCGGCCCGATACCGGTTAGCACTACTGAGCGCGACTCATGCCCGGCCGATTGCCAAATGAAAGCCGAATGCTACGCGGCCAGCGGACCATTGGCGCTCCATTGGGCCGCCGTGAGCGATAAAAAGCGCGGCGCCAGCTGGCCCGAATTCTGCGAGACAATCGAAGCGCTACCCGCTGGCCAATTGTGGCGTCATAACCAGGCCGGCGACCTACCCCAGCAAAACGGCACAATTGACGCCGTAAAGCTGGGCCAGCTTGTCGCGGCCAATAATGGAAAACGCGGGTTTACTTATTCGCACCACCGCGACGCCGCGTCTATTGACTGGATCCGGCATGCCAATAATTGGGGTTTCACTGTAAACCTATCGGCCAATGATCTAAACGACGCCGATTATTTGGCCAGCCAAAACGCCGGCCCCGTCGTCGTCGTCCTACCGTCAACGCAAAACGAAAACCTAAAAACGCCAGCCGGCCGGCCCGTCATTGTGTGCCCGGCCACCCAGCGCGACGATGTTAGCTGCGCAACATGCCAGCTTTGCCAGCGCCAGCGCGCGGCCATTGTAGGTTTCCCAGCGCACGGTTCGCGTCATCGCATAATCAATTTAAGGTTAGCAGCATGAAATTTTCAATAAATGACAAGGTAGCATTCGCGCGCGCCGTAGTGCGCCGGCTGGGTCACGATAAACCTACGGCCGACGCGCGCGGCGTGGTGGTGGCCGTTGACGGCGCCGTGGTGGCCGTTGATTTTGGCGGCACGTTTATACCGCATGAAAACGGCGGCACGGTGCGCTATGTGCCAGCGGCCAACTTAACTAAAATTTTATCTAATGGGGTGATATATGACTATTAAAAGCATGCGCGCAAAATACCCCGGCCATTGCAGCCGGAGCGGCGCCAGGATAAACCCCGGCGATGATATTAAATTTGACACCGTAACGCGCCGCGCCTGGCTAGAAGAGCCGGGAGACTCTCGCGTTGTTTTTTACGGTGATAACGGCCCGACCGTTTTACACCGTAACCCGCGCGGCCGGTGTATTGACGCGCCATGCTGCGGCTGCTGCACTATCTAGCGCGCGACTTTATGCGGCCCTGGCGGCCGTATAGGGGCGCGCGCTGGTGCGCGCTATAACCTGGGGTACTCTATGGAACAAAATCTAATCGACGCGCTGCAGGCGCTTATTTTCTATTCGGACCTTATCGCGCCGGACCTACCGGATAACGCGCGCGCCGACAATTTCCAAATTGCATTGGACCGGGCGCGCGAAGCGCTGGAAAGGGCCGCAGCATGCTAAAAATGAGATTAGGACGGACAATTTACATTGTCAACGACGACCACGCCGGCGCGGTAATGAATGAGCATGCAAAATGCACCGGTAAGCATAAAATTGTGAAAAGTAAGGGTCCGGAGCGCCGTTACTTTCCCGATTATTTTTATTCGACCGCCGATTATGTGACGCGCTATTACGCGCTTAACAGTGGCCGGGGCCACCAGGGCCGGGGCGCGCCGTACGGCGGCGAGAATACCCTCACGGGCTTTTATGAGAATCTAAACGAAGCGCCGACCACCTATTACACCGGAGAGGATCTATATGAAAACGAAGGATAATTTACACCCACTTATGCGCGAGATCATCGCGCCCTGGGCGCCGCTCACTTACGCCGACCATTATTATGTGGACCTTGGGTTTAGGTATGAGCGCGGCCAAGTGTCAGAACACGAATATAAGATGGCCCTGGCCGAAGGCCCCGAAGCGCGCCGGCTCATGGGGCGCGGCGCCATGGAAGCGATGCGGAGCGCTTATTGATGGTCATACTTATTGCGCTTATACTGGCGGGGCTACTGATTATTCTGCTAGATCTGTAGCAGTTGCCATCCTCACAAGGCCCCTAGCGATAGGGGCCTTTTTTTATGTTGACGCCGTAGGCGGCGGCATTGTCTATTTAACCAGGCGCACGGCCATGGGGGCCGGCAGATCCTCGACCATGCGGCGCAGATCTGATTTACTGACGCCGACCATGTCCGGCGCGCAAAATAAATGCTTTTTGCTGGGGCAATCCCCTGACGCGACGCGGCCCAAATCGACCCAGCCGGCCTCTTTAAGCGCATGCAGTAGCGCCGGCTGGGGGACCTTCACGCCAGCGGGCGCAGCGCCAGCCACGCGGTCACACAATGCATGGAAGGGCGACGCTACCACGCCCTTAGAAAACTCGCCCAGGCGCCCGCGCATCAATTCGACAAGGTACGATTCGGCCATGCTCATGCCATGCTCGACAAGGTTTAATTTGAATTCGGTCATCATAGGCGCAGCGCCAGGGTTAAACGCCGACACGTCGCGGGCATGCAGCCAGGCGCCCACGGCCGCAAACCCTCCGGTTTTGTACCATGCCCACATGCGCGCGGCGGCGTCGGTCCCCATGCGCGGCGCATGCGACCAAATGCACATCCAGCGGCGGTCCTGAGAATCTAGGCTAATCGGCACGGGGTCATTGGAAAACGCCAGCACGAACACGCGGTTGGCCATTTGGTAGGGGTGCAGGCCCTTACGGTTCACCGTCAACATTTCAGGCGGCGCGGCGATGATAGGTTTTAATTTGTTGGCCAGCGCGCGCCGTTCTTTGGCGTCGGGTTCTTTCAACTCATTCAAAATCAAGATTTCAGATTCGAGCGCATAACCAAATTGGCTGCTCATGGTGTCATTGTCCAGCAGGCCACGGTTTTTAAGGTGGGGGCCACACACGGCCCAAATGAACGGCGCCCACATGGTGTCTTTACCGGACCCTTGGTCGCCGCCATGCAGCACGGCATGATTGATCTTGATGCTGGGAAATTGGATTTTAAAGGCCATCACGTTTAGGATATGGTCCAACTCACGCGCATCAGGCACAAGCGTTTTGCAATGGTCCAGCCATGGCGACACATCACCGGCGGCCACTGGGGGCCGAGCGTCGCGCCAGCGGTTACCGTAAAGGTCACCGTCGCGCGCCACAATGACCGACTCGCCGGCGGCGTACGTGATGCCGACTAGGGCTTTGGCGCCGTATTTTTGGCGGTTCTCGTCAAAACACACCGACGCCTCGACCTTAGGGTTTTTACCATGTATGGACTTGCAAGATATGTGACGGTACAAAGCGTTGAAGGTCTGGCGCGAGATCTCGCGGCGGTCTTGCATGTCAAAATAGGACTCGTCGTCTTGAATGTAGGCAAAGCGCTCATACCACTGCGCCTTCTCTATGCGGCCCAGTTCTTTGCGCTCGACCTCGGCGATCACGGCCGACGCGTCGTCGGTGAACATGTCGCTGGGTTTTAACTTGGACAACGCCGTGTCCATTGCCAAGGTCAGCAATTCTTCGCGCAAACCTGGGGCATGCTTGGGGCCGCCATTGTCAGCGACCCACTTTAGAAACGCGTTAGAGTCAAATTCGATGCAGTGGCTATGCAGGCAACGGTAAGCGCGATTGGCGGGCATGTAGCGCCCTTCAGGGTTGCCATCGGTATGCTCGGCATTGTTGGGGCAGATCACACCGGCCCAGCCTTCATTGTTAGGGCGCGACAGTAGCGCGCCATGGCCACTAAGCCACGCCATGACGTCATCAGCGCCGTCGTCAGATAAGCGGATCGGGCGCGCGCCGACCGACTCGGCAGGCGCTGGGGTTACGTTCAAAGCGGTGCAAATTTGGTCAAGTGTAAAGTCACGCGAGGGGTGAAACTCAACCAGCTGCGCGGCAAAGTTATCACGACCAGGCTTTAGGTTAACCGAGCCGGGCAAACGAAAATTACGCACGGCGTTGATCGCGCCCTTGTCGGTGTAGCCCGCATCGGCGATGGCTTTGATGGCCGCTGAAAAATCGGCTTTTGTAGGCTGTTCTGAGAATGCATAGCCCCACTGAAAAGAACCTGGCGACGTTTCAATTTTCCATGTCGGCTCAAGCGGCGGGACTTTGGCCTTCGTGCCCACGTCATCCAGCACCATCACAAGCACATATTCACAGCATGCCACGCTGGCGCTGGGGTAGCCTTCTTTGAAGCGGTCGACAATAAAGCTGGCGGTGTTGCCATAGATTGCCCAATCGGACTTGACCTTAGATGTTGGCAGCATGGCCGGCCATGTGCATTTGATCGCGCCGTCGGGAAAAAATTGCAGCTGGCCATCTTTAAGCTGGGGCTTTTGACGCACGATCAGCGCCGTCTCACCCTCGGGCGCCAAAGAAATTAAAAATTCAAGAAAGTTCATTTGCCATACCTTTTCATAGTTTCTACTTCAGCGCTCAAAGGCAGGCCATCTGCCCATGCCGGCGCTGTACACATCACACGTTTTAATTCTTCTGCGGCGTTGGGGTTCGCCGTCTCTAATACGATTTCATCATGCACATGCAGCACAACGTCGTCGAGTTGGCGCAAGGCGTGGCGAAGCAAATCGTTGGCCACTGCCTGCGTTACATTTTCACATGCCAAGCCTTTCCACAGACGGGCGCGTGGCCATTCTTTTGCATCTTGCGCTGGCTTCCATG